GGTGCTCAGTGTTTTTTTACTGCTAACCCGCAATCTAGTGCTGACCCCTTTAGCCAGAGGTTCCTGGTGCCATACTGGGATGATTTAATGACAAATGGATATTATGAGGATGACGTTCATTTAATCATGCGTGTAAATTGGCGTGATAATCCATGGTGGAATGATTCACAAGAGCTTTTACGCAAATGGGATTATGACCATCTAAGCAGATCAAAATACGATTGGATTTGGGAAGGTTTATTTAATGACTCAGTTGATGACTCCCTAATACAGCCAGAGTGGTTTGATGCGTGTGTTGATGCCGTTGAAAAATTAAATATACCAATCCATGGAGCAAGGGTGACAGCATATGATCCTGCCGATACGGGCGATGACGAGAATGCATACGCTTCCAGGATCGGTATACACTTTGATGAAATTAAAGAGGTTGACAGCCCAAATGGTAATTTAGCTTGTGACATTGTTTGCACTAGGTCTAACGAATTGAACACTGATTTATTTGTCTGGGATGGCGATGGCATGGGTGCGTTATTGCGTAAACAAATAAGCCAAAATTTTGACGGTATAAAACGTATAGAAGCACGAATGTACAGAGGCAGTGAAAAAGTAGATGAACCTACTGCTCCATATGAAGGCAATCATGGTGACGGACAGAAAACCAACAGGGATATGTTTTATAATAAACGTGCGCAATATTGGGTAAGATTAGCAACACGAATGGAAAACACATTTAATGCTGTAGTGTTGGGAAAGTATATTGATCCAGATGAACTGATAAGCATCAGTAGCCAGGTGTCACAGCTTCAAAAACTTCGAGCTGAAGTGTGCGGTGTGCCAAAAAAACGAAACTTAACTGGTAAAATTGCACTAATGCCCAAGGACGAAATGAAAAAAAGTTATGGCAAAAAGTCGCCTAACATGGGCGATTGCTTGGCCATGGCAATGGAAAAGCCTATACTGGACAAAAAACCGACAACGATTGACTTTGAAGGATGGTAAAAAATGAATTTTAATGATGTGCAAAGCGTTATAAGTTTGCAGCGAGATAACGAAGGCTTTGTGCGTGACATGCGCAGACAGTCAAAAGAAGCGATTGACTTTGTTAGCAAGCGAGATGGGCAGTGGGAAACGTCTATCATTCAAAAGTTTAAAGGCAGGCCAAGATACACTGACGACCGAGTTAATCCGATCATCAATCAAATAGTAGGCGAAGTATTCCAGGCAGATTTTACAGGCAGAGTTAGGCCAGCTGGAGGCGATGCCACAAAAGATACAGCCAAAGTGCTCGATGGATTAATAAGAACGATTAGAAACAAGTCAAAGTTTAAACGAATTATAAACGGCACAGCTAAACGTGTGGCAGTTGCAGGCATATCTGGCTGGGAAATTGTCAAAGATTATTCTGAGCCAACAAGCTTTGAAATGGATTTAATGATCCAGCCTTTAGATGACTTTCACGAACGAGTGTTGATTGATTCTAACTCAATGTCACCTGTCGCAGATGATGCAAAGTGGGCAATTATTAAACATTATATAGGCAAAGATGCCTTTGCTGATAAATTTGGCGATGATAAAAAAGTAGTCAGCTTGGGGTCGGATGAATGGTCAGACTCGTATTATTATAAACCTGACAATATCACAATTGGTCAACTGTACTATTTAAAAGAAGTAAAGCTAACAATTGCGTTAATGAATGACGGCAGTGTATATAATTTTGATGATAAGTTTAAAGCTGCACAAGATGAGCTGGAAGATGAAGGGATTGAGGTCGTTGAAACGCGAGAAGTTGATGACTTTGTGTGTTGTCAACGCTGGTACAGCGCTAGTGAATGGCTAACTGAGCCAGAGGTACTGGATTTTAATTTTGTGCCAGTCGTGCCATGCTACGGAAATTTTGAGGTGACTGAAGGTAAGGTTGTTTATTACGGAGCAGTTGAGCGTTTAATGGATATTCAACGAGTTCATAATTACGCATTTAGTAGAAACGTTGAAGAAGTCGCTCTTTCCCCCAGGTCTAAATGGTTTATGACTCCAGAGCAATCTGCTGGATATGAAAACAAATTGCGCACACTAAACACAAACATGGATCCAGTTCAGTTTTACAACCATGTTGCAGATCAACCACCACCATTTTATTCAAACACTAGTGCAGCAAATCAAAGCGTCAGCAATCTAATTGCTATAACAGACGAGGGTATAAATAAGGCAGCTGGCATATTTTCAGCTAACATCGGTGACAATCCAAATGTGCAGTCAGGTGTCGCTATTCAAGAGCAGATTGAGCGTGGCAACAATGGCACAAGCTGGGTGTTTGAAGCGCTTGAGCAGTCAATTGAACGCACATGTGAGCTATTGATTCGAGCTATACCAAAAACATATGATGGAACAAGAGAGGTTGTATTAACTCAGGATGACGGGTCACTTGAAAACATGGTTATAAATAAACCGGTAAAGGATGACGAAACTGACACAACTATTTACTTGTATGATTTAACTCAAGGTCAGTATGACGTTACAGTTGATGTTGGCGCAGGTTACAAAAACAGACAGAAAGAAGCTTCACAAGCATTTGAACGATTAGCAGCATCTGATCCTATGTTGTTAGAGTTGGGCAGAGATATTCATTTGAATAATTTAGAAGCACCAAACATGGATAAAATTGCAGAGCGTGCGCGTGCATCTATGATTAATCAGGGCATTATACCGCAAGAGCAAATGACTGAAGATGAAATTGCTGCCATGGAAACAGCACAAGCTGAAGCTGCAAACCAACCACCACCTGTTGACTTAAATCAAATGGCCATGGAAATAGAGCAAATGAAAGCACAGACAGCTCAGATGGATCAGCAAAACAGAGCTTCAGAGGCTCAGTTTAGAATGCAAGAATTGCAAATAAAGTTCACAGGTCAACAAGAAAAGCTGCAGTCTGACATGGCTGTGCAGTCTGCTAAAGTGCAACAAGAACAGCAGAAAATTGACCAAACTGCATCTAAAATGCAATTTGACCAGCAAACTGAAATGGCTAAAATCATGGCCAAAAATGAAATTGATGCTGCTGATTTAACATTGCGAGAACAGAAAATAACTAATGATTTTGGTTTAAGGTTAACTGAAATGGAACAGCAGTATCAAACCCAGCTTGATGCTGAATTAAAACAGAACTTAATTATTTTCAACCCAGCAACAGGGAATTTTGAAAATGCGTAGAGTTCAAATTAAAGGCACTGACCAAACAATTGGGTTCCCTGATGACATGGATGAAGAGCAAATGCTCCAGGTTATGCGCAGTCAATTCAGCCAGCCAGCACCTGCAGGTCAAAACGTATCTGATGCTTTAAAGCCTAAACAAAATTACGATCAAACATCAGTGGTTCGCAAAGCATTTAACCAAATCGCTGAGCCAGCTGCAGCAATTGCATCATCTGCATTAGCAGAACCAATAAGTGGTTTATTGTCGCTGCCAGTAGCTTTTGGACGTGATATTGACCAAGCTGTCAAGGCACAAAAGAACATTCAAGAATGGATGACATATGTTCCAAAAACCAAAGAGGGCATGGAAAGCCTGCAGACTGTAGCTGATCTTCTTCAGCCTATTGCCGAAGTTATGGAATTAACAAGTAAGACTGCTGGTGATGCAGTGTTCAAATACACTGGGGATCCTGAGCTGGCTACAATAGCTTATTCAGCACCTACAGCTTTGCTTGAAGTGTTAGGATTAAAAGGTGTTCGATCAGCAGCTAAGTCTGGTTATTTAGGCAAAGAAATGGATGTTGCAAGCATGGCCAGTGGCGATGGTGTAAATCCAGGTTTAAAATCACAGATTGGAGCTGTTGGAAATGTCAGCGCAAAACGCACAGGTGATGTCCTATTAGATCGTTTAATTGACACAGGATTTTTAAATGGTGACAAAGTTACTAACCAAACAATAAAAACAGCAGTAAAAAATTACACTGCAACAAAACGTGACAACCGCAGGTTTGCTGCGAAAGAAGATTTGGCAAAAGCTAATGATTACGCAACTAAAATTCAATCTTTAACAGATAAATCACAACGCATAATAATAACACCAGAAGATTTGTTAAATGAGGTTTTGGTTGGCACCAAAGGAGATAAACAGTTAGTTGGCAACGTTAACCAGGTTGGCGGCATGAACATTGAAAACTCAGTCTATGCGCATGGTGGTTTAGATTACACTTTATTTAATCAGGGAAAAGCAAGAAGTTTGGTAGATTCTAATGGAAAACCTATTGATCTTGATGCTGAATTTGGAGTGGGTTGGGCTTCTGCAAAATCTATAGCAGATGGCAGACAAAAAGCATACTTGCAAGCTGCAGAGATGACAGGAAAAAATCCTTTAGCAGCCTATTCTTCTATGGGCGACCAGGCCATTGACTTTGCAACGCCTGTTTCAGAAATTATGTTATCACAAGCTAAAACTTTAGACATACCAGCTCAGTTAAAAAATAAATTTGATGATGAATTAAGGGCTTTATTTACAACAAATAAAAAAACAGGGAAAGTAAATATGACTTTCCCAAACTGGGTTGGTATAGATCATCCAAAATCTGCAGAGCAATTGAAAACTTTAGGAGGCAAAGAGCGCAAAGCATTTGCTAGATTGATGGCTGAACCCAAGTACAGAGCACAAGGCTTCCCACTTTATCATGAGGCCATTGGTGCAATTACTGAAGATAGGCTTAGAAACACGCCAACATTTGGGATGGGTGCGCAATTCTTTGACACTGATCCTAACGCCAAAAGCTTTCCAACTAATGACCAATCATCATATGACGCAGGAATCCCAATGCAGCAAGGCGGTCGAATTATGGGATTAAAAAATGATTATCCTTTAGAAATAATGATGCCAGACGCATTTGGAGAGATGAAGAAAAAAAGAGATAAAAAAGGAAAGATTTTTACAGATGCCTTTGCAAAAACTGCAGTTTTAGATTCTAGTTTAGGAAATGACTTTTACCAGGTTGTTGATGAAAAGGTTGTTGATAAGATGCTTGAATATGATAAGAAAAGATCTAATGATGACCCTTATCAAAACATTAAGAGAACATTAGCAGGTGACATGCTTGATTAAATTATTTTAAATCAACCACAAAGCCAGCATCAACGCTGGCTTTTTATTGCCTGGGTATAAATGAAATTAATTTACTTTAACTGTTGACTGTAAAGTAAATTCCTTTATAATTAGCACTCAATTAACTAAACCCAAGGCAAAAACAATGAAAACTTATTACAACTCTTTAGTAACAATGATAAACGCGCAAGCTGAAATGCTTAAATTATTAACTGGTCAAGTTAGCCACACTAAACTAAAAAAATATGTAGAAAGTTTAGTAGTGGAATTTAAAGAACTTGGTTTGAACTTAGAAGATGATGCAAAGCAAGCGTTATTTAAAGTTGAAAATTTACATAGTATCACTGTAGATTAGTAACCAGCCGCCCTTCGGGGCTTCACTTTTGGAGATTTAAATGCACATAGAAAATGAAATTGAAGATATTAGCTGCCCAGAATGCCATAGTTACGATGTATCTATTGATTCAGGTTCATCAAAAGGATATTCCTGGTCAACATCCGAATGCTTAGAGTGTGGGCATTGTGTTCACGATGATGATTTTGATTAAACAAGCAAGCCAGATTCCAATTAAAAAATCCAAGTCAGCAAATAAGCTGGCTTTTTTTTGCTCAAATTTTGATTATTTCAATACAAAAGCATATACTTTTACTTAATACAGTACGCGACTGACTCGCGGCAGGTGAAAACCTACACCTTTGAGGGCTTTAAAATGGATCAAGAATCCAACGATATTGATGATAATACGCTGCAAAGCACTTCTGAAAATGATCAGAGTGCAGACCATGACCAACAGTATGGGTCGGAATCAGCAACCGATAGTGAACCCGAACACGATGAAAATGCGGAAGGTGAAGAAGGAGAAAGCAAAATTAATCAAAACTCGGTTAATGACGCAATATCCAGGCAGCACGCAAAATATCGTGAAGAACAGCGAAAAAGCCAGCGACTTGAAACTGAGTTGCAGCAATATCGCCAAAGTAATCAGCAGCAAAGCGACCCTGAACCTGGACTGGTGAAAGTTGACCCATACGATGACAATGTTGAAGAGCAACTGAAGCAGCGTGATGATTCAATTAGAGCACATATACAGTGGCAGAACAGGCAAGCACAAAGAACGCAGCAGGCGCAAAATTACCAGCAGCAAAGTTATCAGCAGCAGCAGCAAGAAGCTGCCAAGCAGACTGATAAGTTCTTTGAAAATGCAAAGCATGATGGAGTTGACCAGCATAAATTGAATGAGGCTATTCAAACAGTTGGGCAATACCAGTTAGGGCAAGAAGTGGCAGGTTATTTGATGGGTGATGATAGAGGACATCATGTAACAATTGCTCTCGGTAAAAACCCAACATTGCTTGCAGATTTGTCATTGATGACTCCGACTGAGCGTATTTTGCATATTGAACGGAACGTAAGGCCGAAGGTTGCGAAATCTGAACCTAGACGTTCAAAGGGTAGTCGCCCACCCACCAGGGTAAAAGGAAGAGCGTCTGACGTTTCTGACAAATACCCACTAACTGGCGGCAAAGTAACCATTGAGTAGGTAGCTAATACTGGCACCTACTCAACATATAAACTGTTGATAAGAGGTGCCAATCATGGCTAACAATTTTAATTCCAATACCGTTGAGAAACTTGCTCGTGTTTTCCTTGAAAAATTTGAGTCAAGTCGAGTTTTAACTAAAACAATTGATACTCAATTGATCCAGGGTGATTTCACTCCTAGTTCAGGCGGTCAGGTATCAGTTAAACGTCCACACGACTACAATGCAATCCGCACGTCAGGCGGTGATATTTCTTCATCAACCAAGTCTGATATAATTTCAGGTAAAGCAACTGCAACTGTTCAGGACTACATTACTGTGGCAACTGAATGGACAAACATTCAAGAGGCTCT